TAGAAGATATGCTTACCAATCTGACCAAGCTTTTTCATCTTCTTAGCCCAGAACGGCTCTTTGATTGCCGTGCTGTGATAGTAAGTAGCCCCCATATTTTCCCAAGGCACATCAATGGCGCGCTGTGCTGCATACTTCGCAGTCTCCCACGCAACCAAGTCTTTAATGTGCTCGGGCTTTCCGTCCCAATAGAACGAAAACTGGTGCTTTTGCTTAACAACATCGCATGCATTGTCAGGCCAGTCTGCATGGTGAATTCTGTTTTTAATAACGTGGGCCACCTGAACCTGGCCGTCGATGGGCTCGCTGCGGCTCTCGAAGTATACCGCCATCGCCACGCAAATTAAAGCTACATCTATAATCATTACGAGGCTCCTACCTTAGAGGAGCACTCGGGACCGAAACCGCTGTCGATGCTGTCAGGGCGGGTCAACGTGCGACCACAGCGGCCACACTTGCCCTCATGGCGGATCTCGAGAGTGTCAGGAATTTCGCCATTCTGCAGCATGTGCAACGTCCAATCCATAGCAAGGAAAGAAGACGCGCGAGGCTTGCCTTTCCATCCTGCCATCAAGCGTGTATGGAAACCTGTTTCTGGGCGGATAAACCCAATAAAATCCCAGTCGCCGTTCCAACTGTTGTCAGGACCGGTAAGTACTTTGACAAACAGAATGCTGCGGTCGACCTCACCGGTCTCGCGGTTCTTAGGTGCATCTACTTTAAAAGTAAAAGAGGTGCCGCTGACTTTGCTGGTCAGCGTAAACCTGGACTTACCTGCAAGGATAAAGTCTAGGGCTGTTTTTGAATCAGTAAACATCACGATCTCCTTTCGTGATGAAATTATAGGGAACTTGTCAGTGCCTGACAAGCCCCCTAGTAATCACTGCTTTTGTAAACGAGTAACGTACTGTTTTAGTTGCGCTACTTTCTCTTCAGGGATCCACACTGCTACCCGCTTCCAGCCGGCAGCCTTGCGCTTCTCCTCGTAGGTCTTCTGCCTTTCAGCCGAGCTTTTGACCATGGTACACGTTCTCCTGCAATTTAGCTTTTAGTTGTTTAAGGCGCTTGTCACGCTCATCCATTGCCATGATGGCGGCGCGTGCGTACCCGTGAATATCTACCCAGCTATCAAGGTGCGTTGGCGTCTCGATCAAGCGTGAGATTTTCAGGCCAATGAGAGACAAGGCGACGCGAGCCACCTCGTCCTCACAATCCATGACAACATCTTGGATACGCGCAGCTCGAGTAAAGTTATCGAGCGGGTGGCCGTAGTTTGTCTCACGCTCTTGCGTGACATAGGCCGTCTGCTCATCGAAAATCTCGAGCTGTGTCTTCATTGCGCTACCTTCTTTAACGCAAGAATTAAACTGTTGATCGCGCGCACCTGGTTGCGGTGGTACTGAATAATGCCAATCAAGTGGCGCTTCTCAGCGCTGCTAGTGGCCGTCCATGCATCGAGCAGGTCGTTGTCCTGCACAGGATCTGCTGGTAAATCATCTAATGCCATAGTGCTCTCCTCGTCACTCTAGTGTTGCCCAGCTGTTGCCTATACCACCCTCGACCAGGCGCTCGCTGGGCGCTCCTGGGAATAGGTCGAGGTATCCGTCGATCATGTTCTGCTGCATCATCTCTAGGCAGCTTTGCGCGTCTTCACGCAGTGCCTCATCAATGAGCGCGTCATGAATAGTAGAAAGTAATTTGGTTCTTGTGTGCTCACCTCTAGCTCTAGCAGCATCTAGCGAGCGCTTGTGCCTGGCAATAGCGTGCGCCATGACAGACAACGCGGCGCGCTGCACTGGGTAGTTTGCGCACTTGGGCAAGTCGACCTTGCGCCTGTCCATCTTGATGGTGCCGCCATCGACACACCTAATAAAACCAGTGTCCGATACCATAGCCATAATTTTACTGCGGTACGCAAACGCTCGAGGATATCGATCAGCCCAAAAGTCTATGTACTCCTGAGCTTTGCTTGCGCTAGTGCGCATGTTAACTGCCAGGCCGGCTGCTGCCGATCCGTAAATGATGCCAAAGCTAACGCCCTTTGCTGCAGTCCGAGCTGCTTTACCTTCAGGCGTAGACTTGTCGATAGTCTGGCCGGCGATAACTGCAGCCACCTCGCTGTGCACATCTCCGTACACAACATCCTCGAGCAGCTGCTGATCCTCAGCCAAGAGCGCAAGCACTCTAAGCTCGATGCCGCTGTAGTCCAGACTGACAAGAACGCTGCCTCGAGGTGCAACGAACGAGGCGCGCACGCTAGTGTCCTCGCCCAGCAGTTTTAGATCGCGAGGGATCTGCTGCAAGTTAGGACCGGAGCTTGAGAACCTACACGTTTTGGCGGCGCCGATGTTAAACCGACAACGGACGCGGCTATCAGTATGCTTGGCAGCTGAAGTTATCAGCGGCTCACCAAAGCTAGTAATGTATTTAGTGATGCGCTTGTAGTCTCTGAGGTTATCGAGAAGCGTGGTTAACGGGTTCTCGCCGGCTGCCTGCACAAACTGGCCGCCTACATTATTCAGAACCTTGGACTGCATACTAAGTAGATTAGATTTCTCTGTACGCGGCCACGTATTAACAACCTGGTCAGGCAAATGCTTGAGGAAAAAGTCAGACCATTGCGCGTCGCTATTTATGTTAGCGACGTTATCGGTCGACACCACCTCGCGAACCTGACTGCACAGTTTATCTCTGGCCTTGTCCCATTTCGTTGTCATAGTTCGATGGCGCGGTATGTCTACCAGCATGCCGGTATCTTCCATCTCTATAACTGCCGGCACCATATCGTCGAACATGCGCCAGGCTCTAAGATGGTTCTCATCAGACTGGTCGAGCCAGTGCTTGTATAAATCCCAAGTGTCGACTGCATCCTTGTAGGCGTAGTCGAGCTGCGACTGCGTCAGATCAGGGTCACCCCAGTTGGATGCCTGCTCTGTCTTATCCATGTCGCGGTCCAGGTCCCACTTCACAACCATCTTTAGGCTGAATTGCCCGCCGCCTAAGATTGCGCGGCGCAGGAACCCTACGTCTCTGCAATTAGTATCGGGAGCCCCGGCGGCTATAAACCACCGGAGCTCGAAACCCGAGTTAAACACGATCCACTCGCCTTGATGGAACAGCAGCGCGCAGCCCTCGAAACCGCCTGTTATAGCGTCGAAGTCTACTAAAGCACCTTCGACACCATCATACAGGCTGACCAAGCGCACACGCCCGTCTGAGGGCCTTAGAGACGTGGTCTCGAAGTCAAGTGCGCATGGCCTATCGCCGATGTAATCGAGGTACTGCCGAAGCGCACCAAGGTCTGTGATCATGCGGTACATATTAAGAAGGTTGAATGCCGTTGAGGAGATCGTTCTCTGACATCTTGCCTTCGAGGAAAGCATTAGCCGCTGCCCTGGACACCCACGCCTGGGCCGGGAATACCGGTTTCCAGTTGCGGTTGCCGCGAGCAACGAATGTCTCTTTGCTAAACTTAATGATAGGCAAAGAAGCTTCTTTTGCTTTCGCGCGTTCTTTAATCGAAGTCATGACATCCTCAACACTATTACGACCGGACGCCGAGTTAGTTGAGAACTTGAACTGTGACCGGTCATCAAGTGCAATGGCACCAAAGCCACGGCTCTCACTCCACCCGTCACTGTTAACATCGTAAGGACCATGATCTTCAAGATCCTCGAGCTTAACAGCTGACTTGTTATTCAAGTACTGCCACTCAACGCGACCAACAGGGCGCCCGCCCTTCCAGCAGATCCAACCTTTTAGGACTGCCATTGGCTCAAGGAGAAAGAGGCGACCAGGATCTATAGTGTCTTTATCACGACCACAACGGTAGTCGCCGATCTTACCACTAAAGTCGACGTATGTTACGCCGTCGTATGCAGCTCCTCCCTGAGCTTCTTCAATAGCATCAGCCAATGCTTCATCAGATAATGCTGGCAAATTTGCGTCAGACATGAATGCAGTTAATGCGTTACTCATTTTATATCCTTTTCACGTTAAGGCGCTCGGTAGGAGCACCAGTTTTTTCAAACCGGGATAGGTCTATCCCAGCTGCCGCGACAGCCTTGCGATCAAGACTGGCACGTCCCTTAGCCATCGACACCGAAACCTCGATGTCGTTGACAATTGCTTTGCCCGCCGGGCCAACGCCCGACAAGAGGTCCTCTTTAAGGCCGGCCTTCTCTTCTTTAAGCTCGGCCTCGAGGTCCATGATCTCTGCATACCGCGACGCGGCATGGACAAAACTATTAGAGCGAGCGGTGGGCTGGCGCACTGATGCGCCTTCGACACCGCATGCAACAGTGTACGGGCAGAACTTACATCCGCCGGTGCGCTTGCCTTCGCGATCTAGCGTCTCTGCAGATTGAACTGAAAAGAGGCGATCAGCGCGCCGGGCATAAGCGTCAAGTATGCTGTGGTCTGCTTTGATCTCGAACTCGAATATGCGGTTGTAGTTCGAGGCGTCTACGTAGATCAGCCAGCCACTCTTTAGATCGTAGTCTGTAAGTAGCGCCATTGCGATGCGCAGCTGGGTCAGGTGGCCTGCTCGAGGGAGGCGGCCAGTGTTTGTTCGGGGATCGATGGATTTGATTTCTAATCCTTGCCAAGGCCCCTCACCTATTTTGATGATGCCGTCAGGAGTAGCTGATAGGCGACGGGCTTTATCCTGAACGCTGATCTGATCCTCACCAACGTATTTAACTTCGACATTATCTGCTGAGCGTAAACTGTCGACAATGTACTGCTCGACCGAGTGCCCGCGACGAGCAAACCCCCAATCCTGTGATGCTGCTTTCTCATCAGAACATTTTGCGTACCAAAGCTGTCGAAGGCAAGTGTCAGCTTCCGAGGCGTTAAGGTAGGAGCCTCGCTCGAAGCCCCACTCCTTTGAGGCTTCGAGCGCATCCCGGCTACTCAGGATAATATCTTTAATCATGCTACCTCCATCAGTCTCTTATGCTCGCTTCTCTTGGTAGATGCAATACGCGCAACAGCTTGAGATAATGGATCGTCACTAACCAGGATGTCGACGTGGACGTGGTTTACCTGGCCCATGCGGTGCAGCCTCGCATAGAATTGATCCATGACAGCCGGGCTCCAGTCTTCCTCAACTACAACAATGCGGTTGCCGCCGTGCTGCAGATTTAAACTCACTCCCATAGCAGCGATTTGGCCAACCAACACATCGAGCTGGCCATTATTAAATTGATCCTGCAGTGCGGTCTTTTGCGTGGCGCTGGTCCGACCATCGAGTTTTGCGACGCGCAGTCCTTTATCTTGCAATGCTTCGTGCAGCTCATCGATGACACTGGTGTGCCAAGCACCCACTAAGATAGCGCCGGCGCCGGTCTCACACCGATCTGCAATCTCACCTGCAGCGACACTGACTTTAGCCTCGCCAACCTTGCGCCTGGCAGTAGCGATGTGCTCATCGTTTTTAGATATAGCTCGATCCAACTCACTCATCGACATCGAGCCAAACATTTTCATCATAGCTTTGAAGTCATCGTCACCAGTTAATTTAACCTGCAACCGGTTAGTAGTGAGCGGTGGCATTGAAGCCCACACGTCAGCCAGTTCGCGCCGCACTGCAAGACCCTGTCCAAACATCCATTCGTTAAGGTCGTCGGTGTTTCGGTTACCAACAGTAACTTTGACTGGCTTGTATTGCTTGGCGCTGTAAGTCTTGGACTGGACAATGCAGTACCTGGTGCGGAACCGGTCTATGTCGGTGCCACCGCAACGAGCAAGCAACCCGCTCAAGTCAGCGCGGCATAAGAACGGGTACAGATCATCATTCCACCTGGTGCTGGGCGTGCCGGTCAGGAACCACGTATGACCTACCGTAGAGCACAGCCCACCTTTACCAATTAGCGCTTTAGTGCGCTTGGCATTAACTGATTTACATGCGTGCGCTTCATCGAGGATAAGTGCGGTAGCGTTGAGAGCTTTGAGCTCTTCGACACGTCGAGTAGCAATCTCGTATGACATGACGAGTGCTGTGCAGCGTTTTAAGATTTTAGTTTTGCCAGTTTTTAAAATCTGTGCACCTTCAAGGGGCAAATAGTTTTCGTATTCGGTGGCCCACATATTTAAGCTGATGGGCGGGCCAACAATAATAACAACATCTTTAGGCTTATTACTCATAAGTTTGACGATGCGGAAAGCTTCGAGAGCCGTGAGCGTTTTGCCCGAGCCCATGCCACTAAAATTACCGGCGAACTTGCGCGCAGCAAGGAACTCAGCGTCTTCAATTTGGTGCGGTAATAATTTCTTTTGCATTTCACATCTCCACGTTTGGTCTGACGACAATACAGTTCTACTTCGATTTGATCTGACGGGTCAAGTAAGGCGTTAACATATGAAAAGCGACGCTTGGGTAAACCCCGTGGTTGCACAACCAACGATATGCGTTCATCCAAGTGCGGCGCCCTGCTGCGATATCTTCGAGCAAAATTTCTGGGTAAGTTTTAAGCATGGTTTTTCTCCTCTCTTATCCAAAGTAAGTGCTAACAATTATTTTTGCAACCCTCTTGTAATCCACAGCGTTAGCACTTACTTTGTGTGGAGAGGAGAAAAACATGAAACTGAGAATTGATTACACGGCTGGCAACATCTTCGATTTAGCTAATGCTAATTTTAAGGTTGAAAATGATCATGGTTTGGTTTGGAACTTAGATCAAGCTAAAGCACAAATCTTTGACATCTGCCGCTGTACAAATGCTCAGCCAGAAGATTTTCTTATCACTTACTTATCAACCGGTAAGACCACTCGTTTTCGCAGGAGGGTATAATGAATTACTACGGCAACCAAGTTAATCAGCTTTTGTACTATGAGATGATTGTGTCCGCCGGTGCATTTGTCACTTACAAAAATGCAATCTTGAATGAGAACTTACCAGGTGGTTACAAGACCCGACAAAGCGACACGACGCTTCAGTACACGATCTGGAAGCATCGAAACAAACTGCTCGGTGATGATGAGTATACGCTCTGGGAAAACTCTCGAGACTTGACCTAAATTACTTTTTCTTCCAAGAATTAAGCCCGCCTCCAGGAAAGGCGGGCTTAGTTCTTTAACCAGCCGTCAAGGAAGCAGCATGACGACTACCGAAGTATACAGCGGAACCAATCCGCTTATCAAGGCCGCACTAGAGGTGCAGCTGCCTGTTTTTCCAACAAATGACAAAATACCTGTGTGGTCTAATTCCGAGCTTGGCGTCGGACGCGGCGAGGGCGGGTACAAGATAGCGACGACGGATCCGGCGCGGATCATCGAGCTGTTTAGCCATCCTCGAGCACGCGAGATAGCT